GTCGACCTGTCGCCGCCGGAGGCCGTGGTCAACGCCGCCGAAGCCGCGCTCGACGCCAAGGAGGAGTATGACACGCTGTCGGACTGTGGGACTGGCGTCGGCGAGACCCGCGCCGAGCAGATCGTCAACGGTGAGCTGTCGCCCGAGGACTTCACCAGTGGCGGCGCGGCGGAGACGGCCATTCCTGACTACCTCAACAGCCACAGCGAGGACGTCGACGGCATCGCCGACCCGCCGACTGAGTGGTCTGAGGAGACGTGGACCGACGGCTGCGGCCCCGTGCAGTACGCGCTGTGGGGCGGTACGGCGACGGGCACGGGCCTGGAGTGGGCACAGTCCACCGCCGACGCCGTCGAGGCGGCGATGGAGGACGCCGAGGAATCGGCGGACGCCGCCGGTACTGATGACTCCGTAAGTCCCGAGACAGGGCAGGACGAGGACCGGCGGGACCTCGCGGACAACACCGACACGACAACAATGGGAGACAACACCCCCGACCCGCAGCAGCGGGTCAACGAACTCAAGGCCGAACTCAGTGACGTGCGCGAGGAGCGCGACGAACTGGCGGCCCAGGTCGAACAGTACGAGGAACGAGAGGAGGCCTACGAGGCGGCCGCACAGGAGTTTGCGGGCGCGCTCGCCGACTCCGGCGAGACGGTGCTCGACGAGGAGGAACTCGTCGACCGCTTCGACGTGGCCGAACTGGCCGCCAAGGTCGACGAGACGGAGTCGGCCACGCTGGCCGACACCGAGCCGTCGGTCCAGTCCGGCGGCGGAGAGACGGATACCGAGACGGCGTCGCTCTCGGAGGCCGAGCAGAAGGAGGTCGTCGAGCACCGCGAGGCTATCGCGGAACTGGCGGGCCAGAACGGCACCGTGTTCAAGCACGAGCGTCAGCGTCGCGCCGAACTCATCGCCGAAAAGACGGGTGAGGACCCCGAGACCATCCTCGAACAGGAGGAGTAACACATGGGACTCAAAGCAGGACAGACGCTCATCAGCGGCATCGTTCTCGCCAACGTGGCGAGCGGCGTTACGGCAGGCACCGAACTCGGGCCGTCGGCGACGGAAGGCGAACTCGCAAGCGGCTCGGGCGGCGTCTCCGCGATCACCGACGAGGGCGCGCCCGCCGGCCTGTCGACGAACGAGTCGGTCCCCGCTGGCTATGCTGGCGTCCGGACGACGGGCGACGGCGCAGTCACCTACGAAGCGGGCGAGACAGTCAGCCCCGGCGACGTGGTCGCTATCAACGGCGGCCAGCTCGCCACGGCCGACGACACGACAGACACCAACGCGCTGTTTGTCGTCGGGCACGGCGGCGGCGCTGACGGCGGCACCGACTACGCAAGCGGCGAGAACGCGCCGGTCTACCCTATCGAGTAAACAATGCCACAAGTTATCACCCAAGAAGCGGTCCGTGCGACCCTCGAAGAACGCCTCGAAGAACAGCTCGTGTTTCGGGAGGCGTTCCGCGAACTCGACGCAACGAACGTGAACGACGACTCGATGAACGTCCCGCAGCCAGAGGACGTGATGAGCGAGCCGGCGGCTATCGAGCCCGGCGGCGAGTACCCTGAGACGCGAGAGGACTACGAAAAGGTCACAATCGAGCGGCAGAAGTACGGTGAGATGATTAAGGTCCCCGAGGAGGACATCATGGACTCCGTGCCGGACCTCATCGCCGATCACGTCGACGGGGCCGCCCGACAGATGGCGGAGTTCCTTGACGGGCTCGCGTTCACCGAGCTGAACAACAACGTCGCATCCGCGTCGCCCGTGAGCGACAACGCTGACGACAACCTGGTGTACGACGACATTCAGGAGGGCATCACGCAGCTCGAACTCAACGGCGCACAGCCGGACATGGCCTTCTTCGGCCCGCGTGGGAAGGGCGATATCCTGAAGTACCTCGCTGACCGCGGGACGGACCTCGGCGACGAGGCCGTCACGACCGGGCAGTTCGGGGCGTTCGCCGGGCTGGACTTCATGTACAGCACCGTCGGCGACATCACCGCCCACAACGCCATCCTCATCGACTCCGACCGCTACGGCTACGAGGCCACGTTCACGCCGGTCGAGACGGATGAGAAAGAGGACTTCGAGTCTGACAGCCAGAAGTACAAGGTCAAGACTCGCAAGGGCTTCAAGGCCATGAAGCCTGAAGCCGCGGTCTTGGTCGAGGGCTAATGCCCAACCAACGCCGGCTGCGGGCCATCCGCGCCGAGCGCCAGCGGATTCGCATCATCAGGCTGCTGGAGCAAGCTGTTGACGCTGACGAGAAAGAGCAATGCCCGGACTGCGGGCACTTCTACAAGTCGGTTTCGAGCCACTCCGCACACTGCGACGGCCCGGACTGAGCAGGCCATCTTTTGATACACGACACACATGACCAATAACGTAACACCGGCCGACGTGACGCGGGCGCTCGGGTCGACTGACCTGTCGGACACCAAACTCACCGAGTTCATCAGCGTCGCCGAGCGGGCCTACGACCAGCGCATCGACGGCGAGGCCGTCGAGGAGGAGACGCGCGACGATGTGATAACACGCCTCGCGGCGCATCTCATCGCCAGCGGCCCGGAGCGCCAGATCGACAGCGGCGGCGAGGGCGGCGGGTCCGTGACCTTCGCGGGCGACACGGGTATGGGCCTCGAAGCGACGACTCACGGCCAGATGGCTGTCCTGCTGGACCCGACGGGGCAACTCGATGGGGGCGAGGACGGCTCATCGGACGACTTTACCCTGTCCATATGACCGGCTTCGACTTCGACGCGGACTTCGAGGAGCTCGTCGAGACGCTGGAGGACCTCCAACAGCAGGCCTCGGGCGGCGGGTCGTACTACGTCGGGACTGCGGTTGAGTACTCGATCTACCTGGAAGTGGGCACCTCGAAGATGGACCCGAAGCCGTTTTTCAGGCCGGCGCTGAACGAGGCCCGCCGCGACTTGGAGACGTTTATCGAGCGTAACACGACGAAAGTTGTCGGCGACATCGAGACGGCCCGCGAACTCGTGCGAACCGTCGCGTTCGCGCTGGAGCGCCGGATCAAAGAAATCATCACACAGAAAGGGCTCATCGACACCGGCACGCTGCGGGCCTCGATCACCGCCGCGCCGGTCCCCGAGGCGCTGCCTGATGCCGACGAGGTTTCCGTCAACGAGGAGGTTGAGATAGACACATGACACGCGACGCTATCGAGTCGGCGCTCCGACGTTTGCACACGAATACGCTGGCGAATACGACCGTCGATGTGTTCGCGCCGTCGGTCAGCTACGTCGCTGGCGAGGGCTACGACGTGACCTACCCCGACACACCGACCGACTCCTACGAGGCGCGCGTGGACAGTCCGAGCGACGTGACAGACAAGGACGCCGGCGGGACGACCGCCGAGATCGACGCCGTCGTGCGCGTGCGCGACGACACGGCCCAGCAGTGGGACGGCTTCGGCGAGGCCGGCGACGCGACGGCCCGTGTGCGGGACGCGGCGGATGGCACGCTCTACGAGGTTCAGGGCGTCACGGACAGGCATGACGGCCTGACGACACTCGACGTAATGGAGGTCTAACACATGGCACGCCGACTCCCGCAGCGCCCGCCGCAGTACTTTATCGACGAAATACTGCTGCCCGAGTGGGACCCGTCGGGGGCGGTTGGGTTCGATGTCACGCAGGGCGACCCGTCGGCTGCGGACTTCATGCCGACGGCCACCAGCGTCGACGATGTCGGCGCGGCCTATCCCTCGCTGGTCGTCCAGCGGACCAACGAGACGAGCGGCGGTCAGACCGGCTATGACTTCCTGACCTCGGATGGCCCGGGCCAGAACCGCGACGGGAACCTGCTGGTGACGGTCCGCGCCGAGGACCGCGAAGGCGGCTACACCGGCGATAGCAGCACCTACGACGCAGTTGCCGCGGATGACCTCGTTGCCGAACTGATTGCCGAAGTCGCAGATGTGTGTTCGCGGCGGGCGACCGCGCCGAACACCGACTTTAGTTTCGTGAGTGCGTTCCCGGGGGCCGATGCACCCGATGATACCGACGCAACCCCCACCGTTCGCATCGCACAAACCACCGTCCAGTACGCTTGGATACGCGAGTAGCGACCACCCGATGACGCCCGTCAGGGCCGAGTACCAGACCTGACACGGATTTTACGATACTAACAATGCCAGCTCCTACCGAGAGCGCCATCCAGAACGTGCGAGCAGAGTGGGTCCCCAGCGACCGCAGTAGTGGGACGCCAAGACCGCCGACCGACCCGTCGTGGCGACGCTTCGGCGACTACATCGAGAGCTATCCCGGCTGGAGCGGCGACGCTGGCACGGAGGGCCAGCAACCCGCCGGGTCCTTCGGCCTGACCCATCACTTCCGCGGCGCGGAGGAGCACGACCTCTCGCTCCAGTGGTGGCTCCAGCGGTTTTTCGTCGACGCGAACGGCGACCCGAACGACCCTATCGGGTCGCTCATCAACCACACAGAGGGCGAGGCCTACCCCACGCACGAACTCCTCATCCGCCGCGAGGTCGAGGAGGGCGGCGTGTTGGGGGGCGGGTTCCGCGAGTACGTCGTCGGCTCGGGATGCAAGCCAACGAGTGGCGACCTGCCCGGCGATCCGTCGGAGAGCCAGCCCATCGTCGCCGAGGCCGGCTACGCCTGTGAGATGGTGCGCTCGTATATCGTGCATCAGCCCTCGGGGACGGTCACACCGCAGGTCAAGTCAACGAGCGACCAAGACACTGGCCAGACAGTCACTATCGAGAACGAGGGCGCTGGGACGACGGATACGTTCACGCTGAACGGGACGACGCTCGTCTCGGGCTCGGGGGCCGCGTCCTTTGGCGACATCGACGCGGTGCGTGTCGACGGCGACCACGAGGGCGACATCATTGTCGAGGACGGCAGCGGCAACCAGCTCGTCGAGGACGGCGACGGCAACGGAATCACGGGCTCCAACAGTGACGGCGTGGAGTCGTTCCGCGGCATCCCGCTGCTGGGCGCTGGCTCGCACGCCAGCGAGATCGGCACCGACCCAGAGTCCTACCTGTTCTTGGGGACGAGTTCGACGTTCGACGGCGGCCCGCTCGCTGCCTCGGCCCCGTCGGACCGCATCCACAGCCTCGACCTCTCGATTGAGGTTGATGTCGAGCGTGATGCGCGACAGGGCACGCGCCGACAGGCCATCGACCCGACGACGCGCACCGCGGACATCGAGGCCGACGTGGCCGGGCCATACGAGAGCGCGGCTCAGTCCGCCCGCTACTACCGCGGCGCGGAGGGCGACATCGTCTACACGTTCCCGGACGGCGACGTGACGCTGGCGAACGCCACTCCGAATGACGTGGATGACTGGGAGCGGTCCGGCGGCGACGGCCGCATCATCTACGGCGTCACCTACCAGTCGGCGAATCCGACCGGCGCGGCAATCACTGCGACCCACAACTAACCCATGAGTGACAATTTCGACGACACGGCCGAGTGGCTCACCGACACGACAAGCACCATCGAACGGTCCTGGGAGGAGGACGGCGAGGAGCGCACTATCGAGGTCAAGGAGATCACCGAGGGAGAGTTGGAGAACATCGAGAGCAAGGCGTCCGAAGGCCCCGAAGCAGAGGCGGAGGCCATGAAAACCGCCATCAGCGAGTATCTGGTGCGGCCTGACGTGCCCGTCGAGGACATCCCGATGGGCAAGCGAAACACGCTGTTCATCCATATGCAGTTGGCCTGGAGCGGCCTCGAAGGCGTGGAGGCGGCCCTTGACGACATCAACATCGACGGCTTGGGAAATCGGTAGACCTCCCGGCGCTCGCCGAGGAGGCCCTTAGAGACAAGGAGGCTCACGAGTGGGGGTATCGCTACTGTTGGCCGCCCACACAGGACAACCTCACACCGCGGCAGCGCGCGAAGATCACGGTGGCGGAGCAGGCCGAGGCGTATCTCCAAGAGCAGGCGCGCAACCAGGAGCAACGCGGCGGGTCGCTCTCGGCCCAGAACTACGACGAGGTCGGCTCACGGAGCGAGTGGGCCGAGCAATGGAGTGACTGAAAAATGGCTTTTGAAGGACTAAGCGCGAAGATAGACGCCGATGCGTCGGACTACAACAGCACCGTCGGGGTTGCGAAGCACCTGACCGACGAGCTCGGCGACGAGGCGTTCGAGGTCTCGGCCGCCATGCAGGTCATGGCCTCGCGCACCGACGAGGCTGGCGATGAGGCGGCCGAACTGGCCGCGAGCGCCGGCGCGGCGTCGGCGGGGCTCGGCGGCATGGGCTCGGCCAGCGTCGGCGCGTCGAACGGTCTCAACCTCGTATCCGTCTCGGCGCAGGGGCTCCAAGTGTCGCTCGGGCCGTTGGTGGCAATCCTGGCGGCTGTCGTGGTTGCCCTGCTTGGCATCCTGTCGGCCGGTATCGCTATCGCCAGCCTCGGCGGCCTCTTGCTCGGCTCGGGGCTGTTGGTGTTCGGCCAGCAAGCTGCGGACCGGTTCAGCGAGGCCGAGAGTGCCGCCGAGGGACTCGCGCAGGTGGCGAAAAACCTCCAGTCGCGCATCGCGCCGATACTCCGACCGCTGGGGACGGCGTTCGCGCCGCTCATCCAGCAGGCTGTCGACGCGCTCCCGAGCGTCGTCCGGAGCATCGTCTCCGCAGTCGGCCCGCTCCAGTCGTTCAAGAGCGCGGCGCGGGCTATCGGCGGCGCTATCGCCCGGCTCTTGCCGCTCATTATCAGACTCGGCTCACAAGCGTTCCGCGAGCTTTCGACGGAGTTGGGGCTGGCTGGGAAGACGTTCGTCGACTTATTGCCATCGCTGACCCGGTTCGGTGTGCGGGTGCTCAAGGTATTATTACCGACGCTGTCAGTCCTGATGATTGCCTTACGCGGCCTTCTGACTGCCGTCAACACGCTCGCCGATGTCATCATCTTTGCAGCCCTCGATGCTCTGCCGGCGTTCGCTCAGGCGGTCAGCGATATGTTGATCCAGCCGATGGTCCAAGCCATCAAAACCGGCGACAAACTCATCTCGCGGCTGCAACAGATTGTCGGCCTCATGCGGATCATCTCTGGCGGCCCGGGCGGGCAGGCGATGCTCGCGTCAGGTGCGACGGCCGCAGGGGGTGGCGGTGCGACAGCCCGGCGCGCACCGACTACCGACCGTCGTAATCAGGCCCGCCGTGGGAACCCACAGGCCCGCGGGGAGGCGGACCTCCCGTCTATCCGCGTCGAGGGCGACACCGAAGTCGTCAAAGACGTGGCCTACGAGAGCGGGCAAGAGGGCGCGCGGACCGAGTTAGAGCGTGAGCGCCGCCGGACGAGTGATCGCCGATGACGGACCCGACATGGACTATCCACGGCGCTGACTACGACGTAGAGGTTGACGGCCTGCTCTCGGAGTTCATCAACCGGCGGCGCGGCGAGAGCGTGAGCTTGCGCTTCGAGATTCGACGGCGCGGTGGAAACACGGCCGAGACTGGCGGCCAGTACTCCGCGGCCGCTGGGTTTCAGTACAGTTCGGCGAGTGGCGCGCAGTACAGCGGCGGCGCGCCGTCAATCTACCCGGCACAGGAGCGATATGAGCGGCTGGTCAACTATCACGACTTCGCCGGCGCGACGGACGTGGCGGTCGACGACAAGCGGGTCCCATACTACCGCGAGTCCGTCCCACAGCGGGCCGACGTGTCCTCGTTGTTGATCGGCGTCGAACCCAACGGCGACGTCGCGCCGGCGACGGGTGTGTGGGCTATCGTCACTGGCGGTGGTGAGGTCTCGCGGCTGTTCGGCGACATGGCCGTCGTCGAGTTGGAGTGTGTCGTGCTCGCGGAGTATTCCGAGTTGTCCCGCAGCGAAGTCAAATCGCAGTTTGAGGAGCCATTATGACACTGGAAATCACCAACGGCGGCGGCGCACAGACTTTAGACATCAAACAGCCCGAGTGGCAAGACGAAGGCTGGGCCGTCGTCGGCGATGTCTCCACGCCGGGCAGCGGCCCGCTCGCGGTGACGATCAACACCGGCACGCTGGGCTCGGGCAACGCGGCGCTGTCCGTGGCGTCGGGCGACGCGCTCGTCGGCGGGCCAACCGTCTCCTTCGGGGGCGGGAGTGTCGACATCCCCGCGTCGGACACGGACCCGCGCAAGGACATCATTTGGGTCGACGGCAGCGGCACCATCCGCGTTGACAGTGGGACACCCGCCCAGCGCGTCCCAGACAACGAGACTGGGTTTGCGGCGTGGACGCCCGCGATACCGTTCCCGAGCACGACGCCGGCGACCGTGCTGGCGGCCGTGTACGTCCCCGCAAACGCTGACACTATCAGCAGCGCCAACATTCAGGACCGCCGACTCTCCGCGGATGTGGTCCGGTCGCTGGTTGATGCCGATTCGGTCAGTACAGGCGGCGCGGAGATTGGTTTTGTCCG